GGGTGTGAACTGCGCAGGAATGTCGGCAATTTTGGCGGTTTCCTTTCCATTAATAAACTTTCGCAGTAAATCCCGGTTTATGACACAGACTGAATCAGCGATTCTGGCACATGCCCGGCGGTGTGCGCCTGCGGAGTCGTGCGGCTTCGTGATAAGCACGCCGGAGGGGGAGCGGTATATCCCTTGTGTGAATATTTCCGCAGAGCCGGAGGCGTATTTTCGTATCGCACCGGAAGACTGGCTGCGGGCAGAGATGCAGGGGGAGATTGTGGCACTGGTCCACAGTCATCCCGGTGGGCTGCCCTGGCTGAGCGAGGCTGACCGGCGGCTGCAGATAAAAAGCGCACTGCCCTGGTGGCTGGTCTGCCGGGGTGACATTCACAAATTCCGCTGTGTGCCACATCTGACAGGACGGCGCTTTGAGCACGGGGTGACGGACTGTTACACGCTGTTCCGGGATGCCTACCATCTGGCGGGAATTGATATGCCGGATTTTGAGCGTGAGGATGACTGGTGGCGTAACGGTCAGAACCTTTACCTGGACAATATGGCGGTCACCGGCTTTTACCGGGTGCCCCTGTCCTCTGCACAGGCGGGCGATATCCTGCTGTGCTGCTTTGGCGCATCGGTGGCCAATCATGCCGCCATATACTGCGGCAACGGTGAGCTGCTTCACCATCTGCCTGAACAACTGAGTAAACGGGAGAGGTATTCCGAAAAATGGCAACGACGAACGCATTCAGCCTGGCGTCACCGCCACTGGCACGCATCTGCCTTCACGGGGATTTGCAACGATTTGGCCGCCGCCTCAGCCTGTATGTGAACACGGCAGCGGAAGCCATTCGCGCCCTGTCGATGCAGATGCCGGGCTTTCGCCGTCAGATGAACGAAGGCTGGTACCAGATACGTATTCGCGGTGAGGACACGGCACCGGAGGCGGTGTACGCCCGTCTTCACGAACAGCTGGGTGAGGGGGCGGTCATCCATATTGTGCCGCGACTGGCCGGGGCCGGAAAGGGTGGACTGCAGATTGTGCTGGGGGCGGCAGCCATCGTGGGCTCTTTCTTCACTGCCGGGGCATCAATGGCGTTATGGGGTTCAGCCCTGGCAGCCGGTGGTTTTTCTGCCACCACGATGCTGTTTTCACTGGGGGCCAGCATGATACTGGGTGGTGTGGCACAGATGCTTGCCCCGAAGCCAAAAACACCGGAATACAGGGCAACGGATAACGGCAGACAGAACACGTACTTTTCCTCGCTGGATAACATGATTGCCCAGGGGAACCCGATGCCGGTGCCTTACGGTGAAATGCTGGTTGGCTCCCGGCGAATCTCCCAGGACATCAGTACCCGTGATGAAGGCGGTGACGGGAAGATGGTGGTTATCGGGCGGCAGGCATAAAAGCGAAAAAATCCCGCAGTGCTCACGGACAGGAACTGCGGGAGCGTTACGAAGATTGAGTGTAAGGAATTATTCTTATGTCACGACAAAAAACATTAACGCAGAGAAATTATTAGCGCCACAGTCAGTTTGTGAAAATGTGAAGATATTCAGAATTTTTATTCAGTCATGATACAGGCATCCTCCGGGATGCCTGTTGTTTTTGTGCGTAACAGTTATCACAGTAAAGGGTGAGACAATGGGCAAAGGTGGCGGCAAGGCGCACACACCGCGCGAGGCGAAGGACAATCTCAAATCCACGCAGATGATGAGCGTGATTGACGCCATTGGTGAAGGGCCGATTGAAGGTCCGGTGAAGGGGCTGCAGAGTATCCTGGTGAACAAAACCCCGCTGACGGACACGGACGGTAATCCTGTGATACATGGTGTGACCGCGGTCTGGCGCGCCGGGGAGCAGGAGCAGACACCACCTGAAGGCTTTGAGTCCTCCGGGGCGGAAACCGCACTGGGCGTGGAAGTGACGAAGGCAAAGCCGGTAACGCGCACCATTACATCCGCGAACATTGACCGCCTGCGGGTCACCTTCGGGGTGCAGTCACTGTTGGAGACCACCTCAAAGGGCGACCGTAATCCCTCTTCTGTCCGACTGCTGATTCAGTTGCAGCGTAACGGTAACTGGGTGACGGAAAAGGATGTCACCATTAACGGCAAGACCACCTCACAGTACCTGGCGTCGGTGATTCTGGAGAATCTGCCTGAGCGGCCCTTTAACATCCGGATGGTCCGGGAGACAGCGGACAGCACCCCGGACCAGCTGCAGAATAAGACGCTCTGGTCGTCATACACCGAAATCATCGATGTGAAACAGTGCTACCCGAACACGGCGATTGTGGGGCTGCAGGTGGATGCGGAGCAGTTTGGCGGTCAGCAGATGACGGTGAACTACCATATCCGCGGTCGCATCATCCAGGTACCGTCAAACTATGACCCGGAAAAACGCACGTACAGCGGCATCTGGGACGGCAGCCTGAAACCGGCATACAGCAACAACCCGGCCTGGTGCCTGTGGGACATGCTGACTCACCCGCGCTACGGCATGGGAAAACGTCTGGGGGCGGCAGACGTGGACAAATGGGCGCTGTATGCCATTGCGCAGTACTGCGACCAGACGGTCCCGGATGGTTTCGGGGGCACAGAGCCGCGGATGACCTTTAATGCGTACCTGTCACAACAGCGTAAGGCGTGGGACGTTCTCAGTGATTTCTGCTCGGCGATGCGCTGTATGCCGGTATGGAGCGGCCAGACGCTGACGTTCGTTCAGGACCGCCCGTCGGATGTGGTGTGGCCGTACACCAACAGCGATGTGGTGGTGGATGATAACGGCGTGGGATTCCGCTACAGCTTCAGTGCCCTGAAGGACCGGCACACGGCGGTGGAGGTGAATTACACCGACCCGCAGAACGGCTGGCAGACCTCCACGGAACTGGTGGAAGACCCGGAAGCCATACTGCGCTACGGACGCAACCTGCTGAAGATGGACGCGTTCGGCTGTACCAGCCGCGGTCAGGCCCACCGTGCCGGACTGTGGGTGATAAAGACCGGACTGCTGGAAACGCAGACGGTGGATTTCACGCTCGGGTCTCAGGGGCTGCGGCACACACCCGGTGACATCATTGAAATCTGTGATAACGACTATGCCGGGACCCTGACCGGCGGACGTGTCCTGTCCATTGATGCCGCCAGCCGCACCCTGACACTGGACCGTGAGGTGACCCTGCCGGAGACAGGTGCCGCCACGGTGAACCTGATTAACGGCAGCGGTAAGCCGGTGAGTGTGGACATCACCGCACACCCCGCGCCGGACCGGATACAGGTCAGCACCCTGCCTGATGGTGTGGAGACATACGGTGTGTGGGGACTCTCCCTGCCGTCACTGCGTCGTCGCCTGTTCCGCTGTGTCTCCATCCGGGAAAACACGGACGGCACCTTTGCCATCACGGCGGTGCAGCACGTACCGGAAAAAGAAGCCATCGTGGATAACGGGGCCAGCTTTGAGCCGCAGTCAGGCACCCTGAACAGCGTTATTCCACCGGCAGTGCAGCACCTGACGGTGGAGGTGAGCGCGGCTGACGGTCAGTATCTGGCACAGGCGAAATGGGACACGCCGCGGGTGGTGAAGGGTGTGCGCTTCAGTCTGCGCCTGACCAGCGGAAGCGGAGAAGACAGCCGTCTGGTGACCACCGCCATCACTGCGGATACAGAGCATCGTTTCAGTGGTCTGCCGCTCGGGGAATACACCCTGACAGTCAGGGCAATTAACAGTTATGGCCAGCAGGGCGAACCGGCCACCACCACGTTCAGGATTAATGCACCTGCGGTACCCGCCACGATTGAGCTGACACCGGGCTATTTTCAGATAACAGCGGTCCCGCGTCTTGCGGTGTATGACCCGACGGTACAGTTTGAATTCTGGTTTTCGGAGGCAAAAATCGCAGACACCGCACAGGTGGAAACCGCTGCCCGTTATCTGGGGACCGGCAGCCAGTGGAGCGTCTCCGGCAGCCGGATTAAGCCGGGGACGGATTTCTGGTTTTACGTGCGCAGCGTCAACCTGGTGGGGAAATCTGCTTTTGTGGAAGCCAGTGGCCGGGCCAGCAATGATGCAGAAGGGTATCTGGGGCTGTTTCGGGAAAAAATAGGAAAACTGCATCTGGCTCAGGGGCTGTGGGAGCTGATAGACAACAGCCAGCTTGCGGATGAGATGGCGGAGATGAAGACCACCATCACCGAAACCCGCAATGAAATCACACAGACGGTCAGTAAAACGCTGGAAGACCAGAGCGCCACCATTCAGCAGATACAGCGCGTGCAGAAGGACACAAATGATGACCTGGCTGCGCTGTACATGCTGAAGGTTCAAAAAACGAAAGACGGCATTCCCTATGTGGCCGGGATTGGTGCAGGGATTGAGGATACTGATGGCCAGCCACTGAGCAACATACTGCTGCTGGCTGACCGTATCGCGATGATAAATCCGGAGAACGGCAACAGCACGCCGTTATTTGTGGCGCAGGGGAATCAGCTGTTCATGAACGACGTGTTCCTGAAGCGGCTGTTTGCGGTGAGTATCACCTCGTCCGGCAATCCCCCGACGTTTTCCCTGACGCCGGAGGGCAGGCTGACCGCAAGAAATGCTGATATCAGCGGTAACGTGAATGCGAATTCCGGGACGCTCAACAACGTCACGATTAACGAGAACTGTCGGGTTCTGGGAAAACTGTCCGCGAACCAGATTGAAGGCGATCTCGTTAAAACAGTGGGCAAAGCTTTCCCCCGGGATTCCCGTGCACCGGAGCGGTGGCCATCAGGGACCATTACCGTCAGGGTTTATGACGATCAGCCGTTTGACCGGCAAATTGTTATTCCGGCGGTGGCATTCAGCGGCGCTAAACATGAGAGAGAGCATACTGATATTTACTCCTCATGCCGTCTGATAGTGCGGAAAAACGGTGCTGAAATTTATAACCGTACCGCGCTGGATAATACGCTGATTTACAGTGGCGTTATTGATATGCCTGCCGGTCACGGTCACATGACGCTGGAGTTTTCGGTGTCAGCATGGCTGGTAAATAACTGGTATCCCACAGCAAGTATCAGCGATCTGCTGGTTGTGGTGATGAAAAAATCCACAGCAGGTATCAGTATCAGCTGAATTTTATAACCCAGAACGGGCGTCAGAAATGACGCCTTTTTTATTGCAGAAAAGCGAGAGGTAATTATGCGTAAACTTTATGCCGCCATTTTGTCCGCAGCCATTTGTCTGACCGTATCCGGTGCGCCTGCATGGGCGTCTGAGCAGCAGGCCACGCTGAGCGCGGGGTATCTTCATGCCCGGACGAACGCTCCCGGTAGCGATAATCTTAACGGGATTAACGTGAAATACCGTTATGAATTCACGGACACGCTGGGGCTGGTGACGTCATTCAGCTATGCAGGAGACAGGAATCGCCAGATTACCCGTTACAGCGATACCCGCTGGCATGAAGATTCCGTGCGTAACCGCTGGTTCAGCGTAATGGCGGGGCCGTCTGTGCGCGTGAATGAATGGTTCAGCGCGTATG